AGCCAAAATTAAAGATCATTCAAGCAACGCACACAGGTGAGTTAGCCGTGAGGTTTGGTCGTAAGGCTAAAAATTTAATTGACTCTGAAGATTATTCTAAAATTTTTAAAACAACTTTACAGGAAGATAGCAAAGCCGCTGGTAGGTGGGAAACAGCACAAGGTGGGGAGTATTTTGCAGCTGGAGTTGGCGGTGCGATAACCGGACGGGGTGCTGACCTTTTAATCATTGATGACCCGCACTCGGAGCAAGACGCAATGTCTCCGACTGCAATGGAGTCTGCTTATGAATGGTACACGTCAGGACCTAGGCAACGTTTACAACCCGGTGGTAAAATTATTTTAGTTATGACTCGTTGGTCTAATAAAGATCTAACAGGAAAATTACTCGCGAACCAAAAAGAAGCGAAAGCTGATCAGTGGCACGTGGTCGAATTTCCGGCAATCTTGGACCACGGAACATCGAGCGCTAAACCAGTTTGGCCAGAGTATTGGAAGCTAGATGAATTAGAAAAAGTGCAAGCAACACTACCGGTTGGTAAATGGAATGCACAGTGGATGCAGAAACCAACTAGTGAAGAAGGTGCTATTATAAAACGGGAGTGGTGGCAAATATGGAAACACGATTGGATCCCACAACTAGATCACGTTATACAATCTTACGATACAGCGTTTCTTAAAAAAGAAACAGCGGATTACTCTGCTATTACTACTTGGGGTGTATTTTATCCTGACCAAGATAGTGGTGCTAATTTAATGCTGCTTGATGCAATTAAAGGCAGATATGAGTTTCCTGAACTACGGCGTCTAGCATTAGAGCAATATAAATATTGGCAGCCTGAATCAGTGATTGTTGAGGCTAAAGCATCAGGATTGCCTTTGACTTATGAGCTTAGACAGATGGATATACCTGTTATCAACTTCACTCCATCAAAAGGAAATGATAAGCATGCCCGTGTAAATGCGGTTGCACCTTTGTTCGAATCTGGTATGATATGGTGTCCTGAACAGAAATTTGCAGACGAAGTCGTTGAAGAGTGCGCTGCGTTTCCGTACGGAGATCATGATGATTTAGTGGATTCTACCACACAAGCAATCATGCGTTTTAGACAGGGAGGACTAATTGGACACCCTGAAGATTATGTGGATGAACCACAGAATGAACGTAAAAGGAATTATTATTAATGTCAAAATATCATAGACAGGGTTATTTAGGTGCAGGGTTAGTTAAAAAATTGCTTACTTCTAAAGGAGAAAAAGGCGAGATGTTAATGAAACTTGTTAGAGAATCTAAAAAAATATCTTTTCCAAAATTTTTTAAAGATAAAACAATTAATATCAAAGGCATTGGAAAAAGAAAAAAAGAAATTCTTCAACCTGAAGAATATATAGATATTGAAAATATGAGCAACAATCAGCTCAAAAAACAGATTCAAAAATTTGGTTATATAGTTGGAACTAAAAATAAAAAATTAGCTGATAAAGCACAGCAAACACCTCTTTCACAAAAAATAAAAACCAAAGTAAAGGATAAGAAAAAGTAATTATGGGACCAGCTGCATTAAGATTTTTTCATTCATTAGCAAGAAAAAATTTAACTAAAAATCAAGGATCAGGAATTATAACTATTCCAAATAGGATGACAAGTGAAAGCGAAGCATCTGGAATGATACAAACTATTGTAGATAGCGGTCTTCCTTTAGAAAAATTTGATCAATTTATAAAATCAGAAGAGGATATTTTAAAATATTTAAATATAATTAAAAACGCAAACAAACAAAAAGTAGATAATCAACCTATTGATCAAAGAAAAGTTGTTAATATGTTTGACCGTAGTGCTGTTAACCCTAATAAACCTATCTTAGGTGGTAGAAATATAGATGAGACTGAAGAACAAATTAAACAAAGATTAATGGACCAAAATAAAAAAGGTATTAAATCTTTGGAAGACCGTATGAAAAAAAATAAAGAATATCAAGATTTAAAAAAATCTTTTGATGACCCAGAGAAAAAAGCAATGGGTGGACGTATTGGTTTTGATGATGGAGATTTTGTAGGTAAACAAACGAGAACTGTTGCACCTCAAGATTTTAACGAAAAGTTAGCTGCTTACTATAGTAAGCAAATGCCCAGTAGTAGTCCAAAAACGCCAACAATAAATCCAGAAGGTATAACTTCTACGATCCCTATTGAAAAAAGTCCTGCTGCTCCAAGATTTATGGGTTCTATTTTTGATTTTAAAAATATAGAAGACGAAGAAGAAACGGAAAGTAAAGCAATGGGTGGACGTATTGGTTATGCAGGTGGTGCAGGTAAAAAAGGTGTCCAAGCTTTATTAGATTTAGTAAGAAATAAATTTGGTAAGAAAGCAGTTACAACTGCAGACAAAGCACCTATCCCTCCAAAGACACTAGAGCGTGATATGTTTAAAGCAGCAGATAAGAGATTAAGGGATAAACGAGAAATGACTGAGGATGAAATTTATGATTTTGCAGAAGAAATAGGAGGAGAACTAGATGCATATGATTTTGATGGTACAGTAGGTTCTGCTAAAAGAATTTTAAAAGAACATAAAGAATATATGGATGATATGTATCGACAATATAGAATGGGTAAACTAGACCCAGAACCAGGTGATAAATCGGAAGCTAGAAAAATATTTCTACAAAATAAATTAGATGAAATGGAAGCAACTGGTGATAGAAAATTAATGACGGTAGATGAGATCGAAGAACTATCTAATTTTGATTTGCAAGCTGAAATGGATGTAGCAAAATCACTAGCTCCTAAAATGGTGGAGCGATTACAATTAAAACAAAAGTATCCAGGCATCACTGATGATCTGTTAGATAAAATATTAATCGATGATAACGTGCAGAGAAAAGCAGAAGTGCTAGCAACAATTGATGAAGCATTTAAGATGATGGAAAAAGGTAAAGGCACTGATGAGATTTTAGACACTATGAAAAATGTAACTAGAACTAAACAAGCTGACGGTGGAATAATGAGATCTGCTTACGCAGGTGGTGGCATGGGTCGTAGAGGATTTTTAAAAATGCTAGCAGGAATAGGTGGTGGAATTGCTGCAGCTAAAACAGGTTTATTAAAACTTGCTGGTAAAGAACCAGTTAAACAGGTTGCAAAAGAAGTTGTTAAAGGAACTGCAGGAACTTACCCTCCACCATATTTCTTTAAGCTTGTAGAAAAAATTAAATTTATGGGTGATGACATAACAGAAAAAGCCGCAACACAAGAAAGACAAAGCGTTAAAAAATATAAAGATTATGAAATGACTGAAGATATGGGAACAGGAGAAATTGTAATTAAAAAAAGAAACGAAGGTGTATTCTATGATCAAGATGGCATAATATCAGATGAGTATATAGTCTATAAACCAGGTCAAGCAGATGAATTGACTAAAGGTAAAAAACCTCCCCCAGAATACGATGAGTATACAGTAAGACCAGACGCTGATGGTAAATTAAGAGATTCTGAAGACGGTCTAGATAGCATAGATGAGATTTTAGATGAAGTAGGTGATTCTGATTCTATGACAATCAAAAAAGCATCAGGCGGTATCGCTCGAATGTTAGGAGAGTAAATGGATCTCTTTAAAAGAATACAAGACCTAAGTGCCATCTACGATGACGATGGTCCAAGCGCCACGGTCCCTGAATCACGGCCCATGTTTAATGATGGAGGACGGATACCTTTTGATAATGGTGGTGATGCTTTTAGATTAAAAAAATTACAAGAAGATTACGATAACTTTGGAAAAAAAGAATTAAACAAATCAGCAAAGACTTTAGGTTTTAAAGACTACGCTTCTATGTCTGGTCAAGAAAACAATAACTTTAGAAGAAAAATAAAAAAAGAATTAACAGAGTTTGGTTCTGCTTTACCAGAAAAAGAATCAAGAAGTAGATCTAGAGTTGAAAAAAGAATTCCAAAAGAACAAGGTATTCAAATAAAATTATTAGAAGAAACAAATAAGAAAAAATTTTTTGATCCTAAAAAATTTGCTAAAGAAAATAAAATTTCAATAAAGCAATTAAAAGATGAAGCTAGAAAATTAAGAAATAATATCTACGATAAAAGAATGTTGGTTTCAGGAAAAGAAATGAGATCTACTTTAGAATGGATACCTGATGATTTAAAACAAGCAGATAATACATTAAACAAATTATGGAAATCTAAATTAATTGCAAACGATAGAGGTAAAATAGAAAATTTATTTTATGATGCGTTTGGTAATCCAGATTCTCCAACTTTTAATCCTAAAAAACATTTAGCAATAAGAAATAATTTAACAGAATATTATCAATTAAGAGATGCTATAAAAACAAAATATCCAAATATTAATTTAGCATTGGATCATCCTTTATCTAAATCTAGTTTAAAAAATTTGTTTAATGCATCAGCAGATCAATTAACAAGAGTTAATCCTTTAGAGTTTGATCTTAATAATGGTTTTAAAGATTCGTTATCTCAACAATATGAGCTATCAGTAAAAAATAAAAATCCTAATCAAAAAAAAGCTGTAGAAAAAATAGCAAAAGATTTAAAAATAAATATTGGAAAAATAAACAAAGATGCAACCAACTTTAATTACGGTGTTAAAGAATTTCAAAAATTAAACATGAAAGATGAGATCTTAAAGGCTGTGCAAAATCAAGCAGACCTTAGTTCTAATTTTAAAAATTATGTTAAACAAAACCCTGATTTATTTAAAACTGCAAACGTTAACCCAAATGTAAACATAACTAAAATAACACAGGCTCAAGTAAAAGGAATAGCTAAAAAATTAGCTGACTCTGGTTTTGAATGTAGACTCGCAAACGGTATAAATTGTAATGACCCAAGAGCTTATGCACAATCAATTAAAGAAAACATGGATAAAGTACAACAAGGTGATAACGCTGCAATTGCAAAAGTTAATAAACTTGGAAAAGGTATGAACGCATTTAAAGGAGCAGCTAAATTTACAGGATGGGGTTTATTAACAGAATTAGGTTTTGCTGCACCATTAGCTGCTGTTGATTATGCAAAAGGTGCAAACAAAGATGAAATTGTATCTAATGCTACTTATGGTTTGTTTGGTAAAAGTGAAGAAGAACAGTTAAAAGAAAAATATGCAGACTATGGGCAAGCACAAAAATTTCAAGATACATATGATAATTTATTAACAGCAGAAAATTTATCTACTCAAGGTGGTGGATATAGAACACAAGCTATGAATAAATTAAAAGCAGAAGATTTAGAAAAAAAAGTAATAGAACAGTCTAAAGCATTTAATACTATTTTACCTCCAAGTATGGGTTTTAAAGGAGATTTTGATTTAGATATGTTTTTTAATGCGCAAGCTCTTGATCAAAAAAGAAGAGAAGAGTTTGCAAAAGAAAAAGAGATGAGATCTAAGGAAAGAGACATACTACAACCTTCAACAGGTTTAGAAGCAATTGAACTTGCAGGTGGTGGTATTGCTAAAGAAGCAGGTGATAGATCAGGTGCAATGACAACATCCATGAACCCTGATTCACAGGGCTTGTCTTATTTATTTAATCGTGCTAAGAAGATATAGGAGTAATAAATGGCAGATATAGATAAAGGACTCCCGAACACTAGAACTAAAATTGACATCCCTACAGAAGAAGAGATGGCAGAAGAAGTTAGTGTTCAGGAAGAAGATATAGATAAAGGACCTGTAGAGGTTATCCCAGAAGAAGACGGTGGAGTTACATTAGACTTTGAACCAGGATCAATAAATGTACCTGGAACAGAATCACACTTTGATAACTTAGCTGATATTTTACCAGATGATATTTTAGATCCAATTGGAAATGAAATGGTTCAAAACTACATGGACTACAAATCATCTAGAAAAGAATGGGAGAGCGCTTATACAACAGGATTAGATCTTTTAGGATTTAAATATGAAAATAGAACTGAACCGTTTCAAGGAGCTTCAGGTGCAACACACCCAGTTCTTGCAGAAGCTGTAACTCAGTTTCAAGCTCAAGCATATAAAGAATTATTACCAAGTGATGGACCAGTTAGAACACAAGTTATAGGAGTTAAAAACCCACAAACTGAACAGCAAGCACAACGTGTTAAAGATTATATGAATTATTTAATCATGGACACGATGAAAGAATATGAATCTGAATTTGATTCTATGTTATTTCATTTACCATTAGCTGGATCTACATTTAAAAAAGTTTACTACGATGTACCACTTGGAAGAGTGGTATCAAAGTTTGTACCAGCGGATGAATTAATTGTTCCGTACACAGCTACCTCATTAGACGATGCGGAAGCAGTTATTCATACCGTGAAGATTTCAGAAAACGAATTAAGAAAACAACAAGTATCAGGTTTTTACAGAGATGTAGAGTTAAGTCCTCCTGGTACAGAGACTAATGGAGAATTAACTAAAAAAGAACGTGAGCTAGAAGGAACTAAGAAGACAGGTAAGAACGAACCTGTGTATACTTTGTTAGAGTGTCACGTTAATTTAGATTTAGAAGGTTTTGAAGATGTTGGAGCAGATGGAGAACCAACAGGAATAAAATTACCTTACCTCGTTACAGTCGAAGAAGGTAGTAGAGAAGTTTTGTCTATCAGACGAAACTATGCGCCCGATGATCTAAAGAAAAGTAAGATCCAATATTTTGTCCACTTCAAATTTCTGCCAGGACTAGGATTTTATGGCTTTGGACTCATTCACATGATTGGCGGATTGAGCAGAACGGCAACGGCTGCTCTCCGTCAATTATTAGATGCTGGTACATTATCAAACTTACCTGCAGGATTTAAACAACGTGGTGTTAGAGTTAGAGATGAAGCGTCACCAATTCAACCAGGTGAATTTAAAGATGTAGATGCACCAGGTGGTAATTTAAGAGATGCTTTCTTTCCATTACCATACAAAGAACCAAGTCCTACATTATTAAATTTATTAGGAGTTGTTGTACAAGCTGGCCAGAGATTCGCGGCTATTGCTGATATGCAAGTGGGTGATGGTAATCAAGGTGCTGCAGTAGGAACTACAGTTGCACTTCTTGAACGTGGTTCACGTGTTATGTCTGCAATTCACAAAAGATGTTATGCGGCAATGAAACAAGAATTTAAATTATTAGGTAAAATAGTTGCTCAATATTTACCACCAGAATATCCATATGATGTTGTAGGTGGTGCAAGAAATATTAAACAAACTGATTTTGATGATAGAGTGGATGTAGTACCGGTTGCGGATCCAAATATATTCTCAATGTCTCAAAGAATAACATTAGCTCAAACGCAATTACAAATTGCAACAGCAAATCCACAGTTACACAACATGTATCAAATTTATAGAAACATGTATAATGCGATTGGGGTAAAAGATGTAGATGCAGTTCTACCTCCACCACCTCCAACTGCACCAAAAGATCCAAGTTTAGAGCACATTGATGCAATGGGTATGAAACCTTTCCAAGCTTTTCCTGGTCAAGACCACAGAGCACATATTACAGCACACTTAAATTTCATGTCTGTTAACATGGTAAGAAATAATCCACCTGTTATGGCTGCAATACAAAAAAATATATTAGAACACATTTCAATTATGGCTCAAGAACAAGTTCAAATGGAATTTAGAGAGCAAATGATGCAAATGCAACAGATGCAACAGATGTCTGCAATGGATCCACAGATCCAACAACAGTTACAGATGCTTACAAATCAAGTTGAGTCAAGAAAAGCGGTGTTGATTGCTGAAATGACTGAAGAATTTATGAAAGAAGAGAATCAAATTACTTCACAATTTGATAATGACCCACTATTGAAGCTAAAATCACGTGAAGTCGACCTAAGAGCAATGGAAAATGATAGAAAAAGAGAAGCTGACAAAACAAAAGAGGATTTAGAAAGAGCAAAATTGATGCAATCAAGAGAATTAGCTGAAGATAAAATGGATCAGAACGAAGAATTAGCAGAATTACGTGCTGGAGTAAGTCTTGCAAAAAAAAATAATGCTAATATAAACTAGTAAAGGTAAAAAATATGATAAACTATAAAAAATCAAAGCAAATAGCAGTTCCTGAGCAGAATGTTGAAATAGATCCAAGATCTAAGACTACAGCTGACGGTGCTTTCAACTATATTCCTACTGGAGACAAGGAAAAAGTTAGAGGACAAAAAAGAATGCTAGCTGAAAAGAAAAAACCGGCTACTTGGTACTAAATCATGTGGTTATCGGCAATTAAATTAGCCGTTTCTGCTGGAAGTAAGATTTATGCTAACAAGCAGAAGACGAAAATGGCTATGTCAGAGGCACAGTTAATGCATGCATCACGTATGGCCGAAGGTAAGGAAGCTTACCAAGGTAAATTATTAGAAGCTAGACAATCGGACTGGAAGGACGAGGCGGTTCTTGTAATTTTGTCGGCGCCAATTGTAATTTTGGCGTGGGCAGTCGTAAGTGAGGACCCAACAGCAATGGATAAGGTAAAATTGTTCTTTGATATGTTCTCTACGCTTCCGAGCTGGTTCACAAATTTATGGATCCTTGTCGTTGCGAGCATTTATGGTATAAAGGGTACACAGATTTTTAAAAATCACGGAGGAAAAAAATAATGGGACTTTTAAGCTACGGATACAAAATATGGAAAGCAGGTAAAAAAACCTCACCAACTATAAATAAGGTTAATCCAACTGTTAATACAACAAAATTAGAAAAAAAAATAAGTGAAACAACTAAAGCCGTACAAAAAGCAAAAGGTTCTGGTGCAAAATTAAGTCAATCAATTTTTGAATTAAAAAATAATATGCCTATTACTTTTAAAGGTAGTAAAACAAAAACTCTTTCTAATACTGAATTAAAAAAGAAATCAGACGCTAAAATAAAAGAAAAAAAACAAGAAACTAAAACAAAACATTTTTATGCACCTAAAAACTTTAACAAAGGTGGAAGAGTTGGTCTTAAAAAAGGATCATTCCCCGATCATTCAGGTGATGG